ACGTGTGCTCTTCCGATCTAAAACAAGATATTAAGTAATATTTATGCAAATGCAGGGATTGTAAAAGTGTCATCTCTCTTTGTTTTTCCAAATAGTATTGGAGTTACCTGCTATATAAATAGACAGTCTAAAGGATTAGCGATACCAAGTAAACAACTAAGATCAATTTGTTCTGATGGTAGAATTTATTATGATAATTGGGCGGAAGCAATTGATGTTGGAGGGAATATGGAGTCGAACAATCCAACGCCTTTGTTTTTGGGATATCAAAATAATGAGTTTACCCGTTTTGCTTTCAAAAATTTGGCAATATATAACAATAAGGTATTGTCAAAAGAAGATGTTATCAAAGCATATATTTACTTACAAACCCTAAAAGCAAAATAATTATGACATACGCAATTGTAGACATTGTATGGGCAAAGTCCCACGGTATTGAGATTTTACCCGAGATGAGAACAAGTGTGGATCAAAGCAAAGTGATCCTGCACGAAGAGATGCTGTTACCATTTAGTGACGAAGATTTTCCGAGATATTCGTTTAGTGATTCGGAATTTATTAACCTTTTATCAAGCGACGAATGGACTTATCCGGAAGGAGAAGAACCTGTAATTAACAGAGATTTTAGTCGCATATTGGCTTTAAACATTCTTGATGAAGAAGTAGCTAAGAATATAAATACATATGAATTAACTCCAAGTGAAGCCTTACAGGTAAAAGATCGTTATCCAGAATGGATTGCTGGTATTACTGTTAAAGTGGGAGAAAGGTATTTATCTGATGATATTCTTTGGGAGTGTATCCAGGGCCACACCACGCAGGAAAACTGGCGGCCCGGAACATCAACCGCGAGTCTGTGGAAAGTGGTGGACGAAGAGCACGCCGGCACAATAGCCGATCCAATCCCCTATGTTACGCCGATGGAGCTGTTTAATGGGAAATATTACCGGCAGGACGGTGTAACTTATAAATGCACAAGAGATAGCGGAATCCCTCTCGTACAAGATTTGTCCGCATTAATCGGACTTTATGTTGAACTTGCATAACTATTTAGAACCTTACGGTGTACAGGTAACCGTAACTACAAAATGAAAAAGATTTTATTTTACATTATGTGCATGATCACATTGGTAACAGGTAACATTTACGCACAGGGTATCGTAACCGATCCTACGACCTCTTTTGTAATCGACTTAGGCACATTTACCGGCATTGTCGCCCTCACGTCCTCTTTGGTCACACAGATAGCAAAGCGTATCCCGGCTATCTCGTTGCACAAGCTGGCAAAGATCGGCGTATCAGTTGCCGTCGGCGTGATCGTCTGCATGGTATCATGGACGTTGCAGTTGACACCGCTGCTTGACGGTTATGTATGGTGGCAGGTATTGATATACGGTGTAGCTGCCGGTCTGTCCGGTTGCGGATTTTACGACGTTGTTAAGGCTATCGGAGCTTTATTCAAGGCAAAAGAGACGAATTAAGTTTAGGTTATCAATTGAAAGAGGGGGCGGTTCCACAGCCGCCTCTTTTCAGAAAAGATTGAAGACATGGGAATAGAAGAAGCGGTAACGACTGCAAAAGGAATTAGTGATTTTGGGATGATGGCAATTACTGCCGCCTTTTTTCTTATTTTGTCCGCCGGGCTTATGATAGCCTGCTTTAAGTGGTTTAAATCCATCATTAACACGATCATCAAAGATAACAAAGGCACGATGCTCGAACTGCTGGAGGAGACAAGGGCGCAAAACTCGATGTTGGCCTCAATGACGGAAGGATTGCGGCCGGAAACTCAACTCCGTATCAAGAACATCTCCGGGGCTTATTTTGACTTGGCAAAATACCATGTTTGCGAGATGATAAAGCGAGTCAGGAAAGAAAACCATATCATTGACCACGAAGCGACGGCAAAGAAAATCCGGGGATTATTGCATAATATTTATGAAGACCGTAACAGCCGTTTCGACAGCTTTACATACAGGGGCAAGAAATTGTCGACTTACACGTCCTCTGAGTGGGTGGAAAAGGTCGCTTTGGTCGTGGAGAGTGAGATATACAATGAGAGCGGCCCCAACGACAGCCGTGCCTACACAAACGTGTCGTCGGTTTATGACGATATCAAGATTGATTTTTACCACAGGTTAAACAACGAGTAAAATATGAAGAAGAATAATAAAGAACTACCGCGTGGCCTTAGGAACAACAATCCGGGAAATATCCGGATCAACAGCGACCTGTTTCAAGGCGAAGTAAGGCCAAGCCCGGACAAAGAGTTTAAGCACTTTAAAACGATGGCTTACGGCTACCGTGCCATTTTCCGGACGCTGCTAACCTACTATCGGATTTACCGGCTGGAGACGATCCGCCAAATGATAACCCGGTGGGCGCCGCCAAAGGAAAATAAAACTGATGCCTATATCAAAGCCGTATCGGACTATGCAGGAATCCCCGCTGATGATCACCTAATCTTTGAGCGTGAGCAGATGATCCGTATCGTTGCCGGGATGAGCAAGGTAGAGAATGGAAGAGAAGCTGATATGGCGGATGTTATTGAGGGGTGGAATTTGTTATGATATGCGTGTTGCCTACGTATAAAAGGCAAAGAGTTCTTTGACATGGTGGGATAGTTGCTATATTGGTAGAAAAAAAGTTATCTTTTCTTTTGCTAATGATAGAAAAATAGTTATCTTTGTGCCGTTATCCATGTAGCCAAGAGAGGCTATTTCGTTTAATTAAACTTTTTCTTGAATGAAGACAGCAAAAGTAAAGGCGGTAATATCCGTTTTAGAAGCGAAAGGGTGGATTAATGTAAGAATGCGCGGTGATCATCGGATATTCCGGAAAGATGGAGAACCCAGGCCTATTCCGGTTCCGGGAGGGTTGAATGATGACTTAGCAATCGGCACATTGAAATCAATACTAAAACAGGCCGGTATTTCGGAATCGGAATTGGATTAGTGTTTTGATCACCCAAGAACGGCAGGGTAAGATTAGCCAACCCTGCTATTCTTCGGTGGTAAACAGAAAGAATAACGATTAACGTAATAAATAAAGAAAAACAAATGAAACCAGTTGTAGTTATCATCGAGAGGGCAGAGAATAATTACTCTGCTTACTTGGAAGGAATTGATGGTATATTTGCAGTAGGGAAAAGCGTAGATGAGATAAAAAAAGGTATTATCGATTCTATAGAGGTCCTTAAAGAAGAATGCAAAGAGTTTGGAGGAGAAATACCGGAAGCCCTTAAAGGTGATTATGAGCTTATCTTTAAGATGGATGTAAGATCGGTATTGGACTTTTATTCGAACTTGTTTACAAAGTCTGGACTTGAACGTATAACCGGCATTAATCAAAAGCAATTGTGGCATTATGCATCTGGGCTTAGAAATCCCAGGCCTGAACAATCGTTAAAGCTGGAAAAAGCGTTACATAAATTAGGAGAAGAATTATTGGCTATCAATCTATAGTGTCGTTCTTTCGCTTCTGAGAACTTTGGCGGCTATCCCATCATTTATGGTTTGGCCGCCTTTTTTTATCCGGGCGGTATCTAAATACGGATATAAAAAGAAAAAATTGCAGACAATGAAATCTTGGCACGTCATATTGCTTTTAGCTCTTTGCGCCCTTTGTTTTTTCTTCGGCCGGCACACGAAGGAAACAGAGGCAGGGTTTGCCGCCAAGACTGACACGGTTATCCTACGTGATACGATCCGGGACAGCATCCCTTATCCTGTCTATGAAACCGTGATCCAGGAAGTGCCGGAACTGTTCCCCGTTTATATCACCTTGGCGGGCGACACAGTCCGGGAACCCGTAATTGTCCCGATCCGGATCACGCAAAAAGAATACCAGACGGATGATTACCGCGCATGGGTATCGGGATACAACCCTGCTCTTGACAGCATCCATATTTTCCGAAAGACATTGTCCGTAACCCAAAAGCAGCCGTCCCGCCGTTTTGGGATCGGTATAACCGCCGGTTACGGGATTGGCAAAAACGGGCTATCCCCGTACGTTGGGGTAGGCGGTTATTATAGGATTTGGTAGTAGTAAGCTATTTGTTCATAATCAGGGGCCGTCCGTGAGGATCGCTTCGAAATGGAAGGGAAAAGAAAGCCTTCCAAACCAAAATTTAAAAACGACCCTGGGAAGTAGTTTTTTAAATTGCGTTGCACGGCTGGAAGGCTCTAAATCTTTCGGCCGTGCTTTTTTATGCCCGGCTCTCTGTATGTATAACAAACCAATATCAAAAAAGTTTATGCAACGGGTGGAAATTTATTACAAAAAAGTGGTGATGGCCGTTTGCCGGGCGATAGGAACTGATCCGGCAATGCTGCTATCGAGCAACAAAGAAAAGAATGTGGACGGCCGGGGAATCGTCATAGCTATCTTGACAGAACACAAATACAGCGATGGAACCATAGCGATACTTACGGGAATGACACGGCAGGCTGTTAACCGGATAAAGAACATCTATCCCGATCGGATAAAAAGGAGCTACTATTTGCGCAGCGTGTTAAACGGGGTGAAGGATGAGTTGGTAGAAGAGTGAAAAGCCTGTCAAAGAATTAGCAACAAAGTCGCAACGACTTAGCAAACAACTATTTAATTAGCAATGCACTTATGGCGATGTTTGTGGTGTCCGGGATAACCCGGATATAACCAAAAAATTTCGTTATATGGAAGCGGAAAAAGTAATTAAAGAAAAAGAAGTTGTACACGATGATGAGCGCAAAGATTATGCCTCTAAGGGTGTAGGCAATGCTGGTTTGACTCTTGGCATCATTGGTACTGCATTGGGAGCATTGGCTGTGTCCCGTAATCGTGGCGGCCTGTTCGGTGGAAATTGGGGGTCTGACATGCCGGAAAACGTTAACATCAACACCACATCAGGAGGGAACGGTGGTTCCGGTTCTGGTACAGCGGCTCCTACTGCATTTATGGCATGGGAAAAAAGTTGTGAGGAAGCTCTTGCATTGACAAATGCGATGTGGGGACTGAAAGTATCGGGAATGCAGGCTGATTACGAGCATCGCCAGACGGATATCACCGAAAAGTTCAGCCTGTGGCATGCTCAGGTAGATGCAGATTTCGGTCTGTATAAGTCCATGCGTGACCTCAATGACTATCAGACTGAAAAGCTGAACAATGCAGCATTTGGCCTGTATAAGTCCCAACGTGACGGCTTTGATGTGCTGAATGCACGTATCAGCCAGCTGGAAAAAGAGGTTGCAGTGGGTGCGGCTATCCGTCCTTACCAAGACAAGTTGATCCAGTGCGAAATTGACCGTGCTTTCACGGCTTCGATCAATTATGCAAACCGTCTCGATTGCCGTAACATCAAGGGCGAATTGGTACTGCCCAATACGCCGGTTGTCACCGGATACGGCAGCTATCGTTCTTGCGGGTTTCGGCAGAGCGAGACAGATGCGGCCTAACGAAGCAAAAGCCGTAAAGGCAAAAGCAAGGCGTAAAAAGCAAAGTTAGTGGTAGCCCTTCGGGGCTTACCACTTTCCTATTAATCACCACTAACAAAAAATATTATGGCATTAAACAACGTATTTATAGGTGGAGGAGATCCGTTATTAGGACCGCCATCAAATAACATGAGTGCGGAAATAGAAGCCTATGAACGCAGGTTACAGGAGGCTCTGAATCAAGTGCAGGCACAAAAACAAATGGCACTTAACCCTCAAGCGCAGAAACGCGCGAGCCAGTCCCCGTTATGGGATGAGATGGACAAGATTGTCACGGATATGTCGGACATAGAAATTGAGGCCCTGAACAATAACCCGGATTATCAAAAAGCCCAAAATGTATTAATGGGCATCCTTAACCGGGAATACATGAAGATAATGCGACCAATTGTCGAAGAAACGAAGGATGGCAAAGAGGTTTTGGAAAATCTTCTGTCGATCAGCAAGAAAGTAAAGAAATCGGCTTCAGAAGAAGCTAATAAGAACATCGCATTGTTCAATGAATATACTTCGAAATATGCAGATATGCCCTATGCTGAATTTCTGAAGTTGAAAAATAGCGGGAAAAAGAAACAATCCAATTGATTTGCCTTATGGAATTAAAACAGCAAGCACTGGAGCTAAAGAGCAGATTGGTTAATTCTGTCGAAATATGGGCAGAAGAGAGGATCGATACTTTTGCGTCTGCCAATACAGCGTTTAAGCCTTTGGCCAAATACTTAAAGAGAGGTGTGCATAATATCCTGATCCAGAAAGACAAGGATATTACCGAAAAAATAGAGGGATTCATGTTGTTCGTAACGGATGAAAACGGGAATTACAACAAGGAAGAACTCTTCGATGACATGATGAACGTCTTTAAAACGATGAAGCCTTACCGATTTGAGCAGGGCTTTTTACGTGGAACGATAGGAGAGGGGTCTATCCTTGTGGAGCTGCCGGATAACGGGTTGATGAACTTGATATTCGGAGAAACGAATGCAATCCGCATAACGGAAGCAGATTTTTTGGAATTGAAATCAATATTTACGGATTAAATATAAAATCATGAACTATAAAGAATTAATAAAAAGCTACCAATCAAAAGGCTTTGGAACGGAAAAGAAAATGTGGGAATCAATCTATGCGTTGGAAGACGCTATGAATTGTTTGAAAGAAAAGAGTCCTGACGCTTATGACAAAGCCATGCGGGATTTACACGAAGTGTTTTTCGGTCCCCATTACAACGAATGCTTTGCCCGTGAAGACGTGGCAAAGATGCATCATAAAAATTCGAAGGGTGAAACGGTCAAGGGTGAACACTGGAACATGGAGCAGGTGGCAAGTGCCATAAAAGGGATGAGTATTCCGGGCAATACTAACATTTGGGACGTGTATGTAGCCCTCAATGCCAATTGGCACGACAAAGAGGTTAAATTCTCAGAATGGTTCGGCCCCGAAGCTGATAAAAAGCTCATTGAAGATGCCATCAATTTTTACTTCATGGATGCTGATGCCCCCGACGGGAAAATTTGGCGGTACATTGACGCAATGGACAAATGAAAGACAAGGGTTACATAGACTATTTAATCGACATGGCCGACAGCCTTCCGTATATGGATTACTGCCGGCTCGTGTCGGTTTTGTATTGGAATTTGTAACTTTACAACATCTTGATACTATTATGATACGCTATCTTCGAAGAAAATTATAGGTGTTATGCAATTGGCAATTTCTATAAACAAACAATCTATATATTCCTCGATCAAACTAATCACAGGATATACAAGTAAGAATGTGGGGGAAAACGTAGATAATATAATGGCCTCTGATGATGAGACAACCTTGATAGATGATCTCATCAATGCTGCTGTCAGTACAATTGTGGCGAGTAAACGGAAATATGTACCAGTAGTTAGCGGTAACAATATTTTATTTAATGTTCCTAATAATTTCAGTTCGGATATACGCAAATCCATAGAGGAATCAGTGGAACGATATATAACAAACAAAACTTTGTCCGATTGGTTTTTTATTTCCCGATTACCAGAAGATTCTAAACATTATACTATGTTGGCAGACGCGGATATGGCGAGTGTTTCTAATTTGTTTTGTTCACGTACTAAATCATAAAATCATGATAAGTATATCTTTCTCATTGGATAATTCAGCTATTCTTGAAGTTGCAAAATTGGAGTTATTCTATTTAGGTGAAGAATTGAAGGATTCTGTAGATAATCCGGAAATGGCAGCTAACATACAGGCCGGAAGTGATAAGGATGATATCTTTAAACACTATCTTAATGCAGAAGAGTCGATATTAAGCGGTGTATTTTCTGATTTGTCCTCCGTTCGGCTTGGTGATAATCCGTCTGTGGATGCGCTTGTTCCAGACACTTTTGACATGAATCAGATAGGAACAATTTCAGAGGCGTTTAAATATTACTTGGCTTATCAGGTTATATCTCGTTGGCTTCAAGTAACCTTTCCTGACAAAGCACAATACTATTTAGCTCTTGCAACCGACAAGCGAAAAGAAATCAATAACAGGTTAATCCGTAGGACAAAGCCTATTGTAAGGCCGGTATTGCCATTAGGATTTTAAAAAGAAAGCTGGAGATTCATAGTCTCCAGCTTTCTTTTTATCTCAATCTGTTTTCATATGTGCTATCAATAAGAGCCTCAATGTAACTTAGCGCAATATCTGTTCTTACGCCACCTGAAATACAGAACATAAAATATTTGTAGGCTTTTGTTTTATTCATCTTGGTAATAAGATCCCTTATGTCCTCGATTTTTTCGCGACCAGACAACAATACGAAATGTTCAGCATCATTACTTCCAAGAATGTAAAAACCACAATTGCTAAAAGCTAATATTTCCTGGTCACGGAATTTGACCGTTTCGCCACGGAAGTACAATAATGATTGGGAAGGGTGGATCACGCCTCGTATAGCAGACTGTAAAATTCTTTTGTGGACAATGGCCCCAAACTTGATAGGTCGCGTTAATAAAAGAATCTTATTAACGGTTCTATGTCCGTTGTGCATGTTGTAAACGCCATGATCACTAAGCACAGCCAGGCTTTCCGGGTATGAGTTAAGGAACTTGCTAATAGAAACTGATATTTTATACCAATAACCGGATTGCATGTTATACACATACGAATAAGGGAACCCGGAATTAGCAACAATAATTTCTTTGTCTTCGTAGTTGTACCCTATTTGGGCATTTTCCAAATAGTAAATAAACTCAGTGGACGAAAGATGATTTGTAAATCCTGCCACATTTGCCACTTTCTTTATGATTGGAGAGCTATCAATAGAGGTGGGAAGATAACCTTCTATTTCGGAAGATAGTTTTGTCGCTGTAGATCCCGAAAGAATGTAAAGTCCTGATTCGGTAGAAAATACAACTGCGTTATCTGTTGATATAATGGAGTCGGGGTTGTTGCAGACATCGCGAGTTACGGGAAAAGAATTTGCGTAGGCAATATCGCTGGTTCCGGTGGACATGGCAAAAATGCCTTCATCTGTAAATACATATAAAGGAAATTGCCCAAATTGCCCGGTTGAAAGTGCAGTTGTGGCTGTCGCCATTCCTTTTATAGCCCTGTTGGAAACCGTATAGGTCTGTTTGGCCGGGAAGTTAAAAGGATTATTTACTTCCGAGACTTTTATTTTATTCAAACTGTAAACCGTGGCATTATTTTCTGCCTCAGTAGTGACAGACTCATTCAGATCGGATAGTTTTATAGCTGTTAACTGATCCAAATAGTAAGCTAAATTAAGAAACGCATGCGCTTTTAACGGAAAAGTCTTTTGATACTTCCGTCCATTAGACGAAACCCTAACTATCATCTTGGTTGCTCTACTGTCCGGATAGCATAAAAAAGGAATCAGGCCTCTGTTGTCCAACCAAGAAGAAGAAGATACAACTTTTTCACCTTCGTCCGTATTTATGAACACTTGGCAGGTCGCCGTGCCTGATAGTGCCGGCAATTCTTCTGAGCCTTCACCCCACAAAGCCGGGTAATAATTGTTGAACAAGTTCAATGGATAACCGCCGTAAAGAACTTCCCTGATAGAGTACAGATGCAATCTTGCATTATAGACATATCCCCTTCCTGTGATGGAATTATGGGTAAAGTTATCATCGCTCAACGTATCTTTCTGTTCAAGATTGTTTAGAAGATTGTTCCTAAAAATCTCCCCAGCCGAATAATTTTCTTTTATGTCGAATGTATGTATTCTGTAAAACACGGATGTAGATGCCAATTCTTCTTTGAGTTCGTCTTCATTTTTATAATTTAATCCAATAGTGATTAGCGGACCGGATTCGACGTAAAAACTATCTATTGGTTCTCCAAGATTGACTGTGGTTATTGGCTTTGAGATAAAAACGTCAATGCCTGTAATGATATCATTCCAGTCACTAAGCCCCGTAGCAAATGGACGGTATTCTAATTTGAACTTATCAACAATTATTCTGTAGTTGAATTTTTTAAACTCGCCTGCGTCAAAGATAATATCGGAGTCTTTGTTTATTACAGAATACACACTATGTTCACGGGTGGTTAATAAAAGTATGGGGGCACTATGGGCTATATATGATCCGTCATACATTCTTAGCGCGTATCGGACAAATACAGGATATGTGAAATATCCATCTCCATTGGCATCGCTGATTAGTTTTGAAGTAGCTCCATTCAAAGCATTGGTCACCGCATTTGTATTGGAGTCACTAAAGCTGTTATTTCCTAAAGTTAAATTTCCACCAACAAGAGGCGCTCCAATAGGTTCCGGAAGCTGGCATTCTGAAGAATAAGTCAAGCTACCATTTGCATTCAATGCGAAATTGATAATGGGAAATGATGGCCGTTCTCCTAAATATTTATATGAATCACCAGTAAAAAGCGCATAATGGATGCTTTCTGCCGTAATGATAATAAGAGTGTTGCCTATATTTTGCAACTGATTAACATTTAATATGTTATAAATCAGTTGGTTTTTTGTTACGTATTTGTCATTTACACGATCACTATCATATACCAAATAACCGTTACTTTCATCATAGGTGATCACATGCTCGTATGAACCGTTTTTGTGTAAGTAAATAGGAGTTTTCCCCTCTGTAAATTGTTTCTCTAATATAGGTTGCCCTACAGGTTCTATTGCACCATTATGCGGACGGGCATTGATGAGTTCCATGCACTGTCCGTCTTGGGAAATGGAGTCATCCGTATTACGGCTTATGCCGGATAGGGGTATTGTTACTTTTGTCATTGTATCATGGGGTTTGATTGTGATTGAATCTGATTCATAATATCACTTGGCACTACGCTGCTCTGAGGCTGTTCCATTTGTTGTTGAGCCATCTCGTTTTGTTGTTTGCGCATTTCCTGTTCGCGGGATTTGATGCTTTGAAGCAACTTGTCTGCAAAAGGAAATGCTCCGTTTTCAAGAAGCTCTGCGACCGTGATAGCCCCTGTTTGGAATAATTGAAGTAGCAGGTCGTTTTGCAACATCCGATAGGATGGCGTCGAGGTGCTTTCTGTCAAAGACAGGTCAAATTCTATATTCCGAACCTTTTCGGGATCAAACATCTTTGCTTCTTCGCTGTAGTTTCCGCCGACAATATTGAGATATCTTGAATCCGTGTAGAATTGCTGCTGCAACTTCATCATTTTCGTGTCTCGATCCTCTCTTAATTGCCTGTAGGATTCTAATATATCAACCAGGCTTATTGCTGCGTTCTGAGACTGTTGAGCATATAGAGCTGCTGGAGTGCCGGACGCCGGAGTCCTACCCTGCATTGCGCCTGAAACGCCGGATACATCTTCAAGTAGTTGGAGTTGTATCCTAAGCATATCGTAAACTCCAGTTTGTGATGAGTTGGCGATTACTTGATGCGGGGCCGCAACACCGGGTTTGGCTTCGTATAATATCACACCATTGTAAGACACCCATTGCTTAGCGATGTCTTCCATTTTAGCACCTTCAGGCAAAGCGCCCTTGGGGAACATGAGGACGCCTTTTGCGGAGGCACTCATTATGAAATCTTGCATCGTGATAAGACGGTTTATGTATCGTTGCTGATCTATGAAATCCGATACAAACGAGTGTACTTCACCATTGAAAAAGGGATATAATTTGAAAGAATAGGGGTGGGACTTATGCCAATATGGCGTTTCTCCTTCTTTTAAAACATCTCCGAATGGAGAAAGAAAACGATAATACCAATAGTTGTCAACAAACCACTGGTATTCCAACAAGCGCATATCTTCTTCGGCTACCCCCATAGCCGACTGTTCTGCGATGCGTTGATTGTTTATGGCTTTCAAATTTGATTCTTCTTCAACTTCGACTTTGTACCATTCTCCAGTGAGCCGGTCATGTACCCTTAGCCGTTCTTTGGATTCTTTTCTCCATACTTCGATAACCCTGCATCTTGAAGCATCATCCGGGATAAAAAAATCCATTTCCGTGAAACGCCTGTTTGTCAAATTTTCAAGGTTATTGGAAAAGTCGCTCATGCTTTGCGATCGATAAAGGTTCTTTAGATACAAGGCTTTTTCTTTCGATCCGTCCGCAAATTTAGCAAGGATATCATTAAGCGTTACGTCGTGTATTTCCCCTATCATAGAACAATCCCAATGGCGATAGTCTTCCATGTGGGAATCGAAGAATACACGGTTATAGTTAATTGAATCTACCCATACATCCATCATTGCAGAATCATCATTCCAGCCGTAACTTGTTCGAAAAAATGCGGCGCCTGATATAAGGAATACTTCGAGGTTTCTCCTGTCAAGTTCCCATAGTTTATTTTTTTGGTAGCCATATTGGATTGTGGCACTCATCATTTCGCCTAATTTCTGTTCGTCACGGTCGCGTGCGACACATACGGGTTCCGTTTGGGAAGAAGAGAATTGCCCTAATACGCTACGGAGCAAAGAACGTATACGGTTGTTTTTTAGCGGTATTTTCCCGCTATTCTTTATATAGGTAGATTCTTTAACGGTTCCCTCTTCAGTGTCAATTTTATCCCCCCATTGGTCGCCGAAAGTATACATTGCGTATCTCTCTGTTTCTTTCCGAAAAGGTCTCAAACTCTCCCATGCGTTATAGGCTTCTTGGAGAATGGCACTTTCTCTTTTGCATTCTTTTTCTCTTTCTGAAACTGTATCAATTTTTTTTCGTTCCTTTCCAAAGAGGCGATTGTACATCTTTATATTTACAACTTGTTCCATAATCATTTGCTTTTGAAACGAAAGAAATGATTATGAGGCTATTAGTTATGTTGTAAATTATAAAATACGTTTGATAATCTCTCCTCGTTTTTTTAATCGGTTAATTGTTTGCTCCAATTTATTCCGATGGACAGTATACACGGTATTGGCTTTGTCTTGTATGAATATTGATACCTTATCTGCTTTTTGCGCTTTAAGGGCATTTAATGTGGATACTGCGTTTTCTTTTTCTTCTCTCTGATGTTCGTAATATGACTTGTGTTTCATGACTGTTTTACTTTTTTGATTAAATTTATATTTTTCGTCAATGACTGGATATTGTATTATCATGTCTTTCTTGTGCAGTAAAGAGTTTACATAGTTGCCCGAACGTAACCGGGCAACCTTACGGCTTCAGATTTTTCTGTTAAACCTACTCCAGAGCCTTATATGTCATGTATGCAGCCTATAACAGTACCTTTGCACACCTCCGAATCTAACAAATCTCAGGGATGAACTCCATCTAAAGATATGCACCATCCTGTATGTTCGTATAAGTCAATTGCTCTTGGAGACTTTCTTTTCTCTTCATGTTTCCATGTTGAGAACATAACGAGATAAATACGTCCGCTTGGAGCCTTTATCAAGTCTCCTTCGTAAATCTCATTCCCATTTTTATCTTTCAATCCGGTGTATTGTCCGACAGTGATTCTGTCGACCACATGATTCTCGTAAACCCTATCTTTTTCGTTTGGAGTAAGGATATGTACAGTCCCGTCGGAGCAATGAAGTAAATCCCCGTACACCCACTTCCGGAACGTGATAGTTTTATTGCCCACTTTTACGCGATCGGGCGTCATTCCTCTAAATTTAATTGTTCTTGTTTCCATATCAATCTATAAATTCTGTGTTGTCATTAACCTGATTGTCATCAGTTACTTTCACGATTGCCCCATCTGTAGGTTTTAACCTGCATTCTTGTATTTCTTTTGTTTCCAAGATCGAACCATAAAAGTATGCATTAGACGAGTAAAGATATTCCCCGTCCCAAGTCCAGGTTTCTCCTTTGGTACTAATAAACGTACCGATATTTGGATTTAAGGTTTGCAGAACAGCCTTCTTTCCAACATCGCTTAGTTTGGCAAAAGCCGAATGATCAGGGTTTAACGCTTTTGCTTTGTCGAACAAAGCAGGATCAAGCCGCTTCAACCATCGTAAAAATTTCGGGACTTCCTTCTCTTGATAATCCCATATAACTCCACCCATAAGGGCTTTTGGACGGAATCTAATGATTTGTTTGGATATAAACTCTTCATTAAAATCTGATCGTTTCACAACGGGGTATCCATTTGAGAAAAAGCCTCCTCCGTCCACAAAATCTATATTCTCATTTAGCCCCAAATGTGATATTGGAATATAGACCAGGTCCATAAAATACTCCATTTTTTCAGGTTGTTTTAACCTTGATCCGGCATTGCAGGCATCTTTATGTTTATCCTTAAATTCATATATCCAAGAACTGAATTTTCTTGCCATTCTCGAATACCCCACAGTTGTATTTTTGGAACCGTAAGGACAATAATTTTTGAGCATTACACAATTACCTTTAGCGTATAGTTCGCATTTCTCCGGGCATTTACAGCTATAGATATACCCTACGGCTTTCTCAGACTTCTTTTGTTTGAAAAGTGCATTTTCCGGGTTCCACACCCAGGCATAGATTTCTTTTTCCATATTGTATGTCTTTTAGTTATTAATTAAAGATTTGACCACATACCCTTTTCCACGTAAACGTCCTTCATCGTCCCATATGGGCGTTACTGTGACTTTCGGGATAGATGCTACTATTTTGCATATTTTGTAGTTGCTCCAACCAAGATATTTTCTGATCCTGCTTTTGGTGATCGGGTAGTAAATATCCCTTTCACGGAGAGCGTATTGTAGGCGTATATGACGGCCGTCAGCAACTCTTCGTCAGATAAACCTACTGGATTGATGTATTTGACATTCCACGTGCCTTGCACGGAGATGTCATTTAAACCGGTCCTGCTCTCTGATATCCGTCCTTTTATTTTTTCAAGGTCTATTTTGCACATGTACGCTTATTTTTAATTATGCTTTTGTGATCATATTTTTTTATTCAATGGAAATGGAAATGTAGCCATACGGAAGCTCAATGTCTTCCGTATGGTGATACTTAATTATTTGTTATTTTCAGAAATTCGGGAACAATTCCATAAAGAGGTGTTTTTCCATCCCATTTGTCAATAAACTGCTTATAAAGAATTTCCTTAGTTAAGCCCCTTGACTGAATCATAGCTTGTTCTGTCTTTAACTGCTCAAGCTCATTAATTTTTTTCTGTTCTTCTATCTGTTGATCGAGCACAGAAATATTAGTATTTACTTCATTACGGCTATCAATTTTTTCGCGGACTTTTTCGGAAAACTCCAGTTGTGCAGAAAATGTGAGTAGTTGTAACCCTCGTTTTTCAAATTCCTTTCCCACAATCTGCTCTAATCGCCTCTCAAATGCAAGAGACCCGCCATCGGCCATTAAGCTATCTGTTTTGTGCTTTCGGCTCTCTTCCTTTATCAAGTCATATATGCGAGGTTCGAGTATGTTATCCTCAAGCGAGCGCATAAAATCATTTCCGCCACCAATGTGTTTATTGTCAAATACGACATCAATAGCCCTCTCTTTGATGACTTTGTAAGAATAGGTGGGACGAGCTTTAAATTCCGTATTATCCGCCGCCTTGAGTGTAACAGGTTCTGCGAAGTCACCCCTTTGATCGAACAAAGGAACTTGAAATAACTCTGTTCCCCATTCCCATGTAGAAACTCTACCGGTTTTAATAGAAAAATCCTTTTTCCCATCTTTACCGTAATTCTCCATAAACACCCCTGCATAGTTAGGAGCAACACGTTCGCAAGAAGCAAACAATACCATTGCAATAATGGCTAAGAGTAAAAACTTAACACTCTGTTTTTTCATCTTTTAATAAATTAAATAGTTGATAAATAAAGAAAATAGCTGCCGAAATAATGATGGCAATCCCGAGCCAAGCATCAACATGGTTAAAAACTCGATTACCAACAGGTATCGCGACAACTGATAATAATAACTTCCAATTCCTTTTGATGAACTTTTTCATATTCAGTTATTTTTTTATATTTTTAAAGGAACATGACTGACTCAAATCGGATACAAATCCTGATTTGCCTTGAATTTTTGTGTCAAGAGTAATTGCAACATTGGATATACTTTCTGATCCTTCAGAAATCCCTATATTGCTAACAAAAGACTCTTTTGATTCTGCGGCGAACGGTTTACTACGTAAGATCATATTATATTTAGGGATTTCGTGCATTATTTCACATAAATATTCAAACATTCGTTTGTTTCTTTTTTTGTAATACTTTTGCACTGCTTTTTCCCTCTGATGCTTAGAATACGAATAAAACCGACCATAACCGGACGAAAAATGTAAGTAGCAGACTTTTATTATTTTTTTTGCAATTCTAATATTCATATTTTTTTAATTATTAGTTATTAATCATATATCTCTCTTACTTTCTCAATCCAATCCAAATAAGCCTGTCTCGCCCTTTGTTTGGCGCATTGTTCCATTGAATCGGTAATAACATCACCGTTCTCTTCCATTTCCTCGCAAAAATGGTCTACCCAACTAAATGGGTCTAATTCGATAAAATCTTCTGTTTGGCAAAATGGACACGGAACGTAGTCTATAGGTTCATACAGATTCCCGTTTTCATCGCATCTGTCAAGGTCGTATAATTCACCGTTTACACAACATGCGTCGGGATATTTTGCACCCCAATAAGGAAACTGTGGGCATGGTCTCTTATTTTCATTCATATCTATTTAATTTGTTTTATTCGCAAAGTCCATGATAAAGGCTCATACAACTATATCCGCCTTCCGGCTCAAACATGTCTGACATCGTATCATTACGATTTACATAGTCAATGACTTCCTGCACAGTAGGACAGCCATCACCATATTCTTTGCAGAATCGTTCTGGGATATATCCTTTCGGAAAGAAGCCTGCATGACTCTTTTCGCCCAAAGAGTCAACCTCCTTTTCTAAGGAGATAAGTCTATCTGCCATGATCTTATCTTTCGATAAAACTTTAATCTCTCCCTTACGACTCATTATGCACGGGAAACATCCGACACGTGATGCTCCACGCTTGTAAAGTGGATTAGGCTGCTGTCCATTATCAAGAATATAATCAATTACCTGCTGAGCCGTCCAGTCAAATATCGGCCGGAAAACGGAAGCATCATGAGTTTTGCACCATTCTAACACTGCTGTTTTACGATATAATTTCATTCCTTTTTCAGCATTGAAATATTCTTTGAAATATGAACATTCTGATTCCATCTTCGCACGAGATGCGCTTTCTTTTCCCCTAATTCCCTGAATGATGATAAAACTTTCATCTTGTGATATAACCCAATCAATCATAGGTTGTATTTTCAAAACCGATGTGCAAGCCCTGCGAGATGCAACAGGAAAGCATTTCATTCGCTTACATAGGTTCTGAAAGCTGCCTACTTTTTCGTTGCGAATGATAACAAGCTTTACACCTAACTGGCTGCATACACCATGTATATGTTTATAAGTGTCGGGATGTTCCCATCCTGTATCGCAAAAAACGGCTTCTATCTTATCTGCTCCGTATTGGTTTGCGGCTTGGATCAGACAAGCTTGACTATCCTTTCCACCAGAGAAACTAACTATTATCTTCATATAGCTCATTTCCTTTTAATTATTAGTTTTTAATCACCCTTTCATCCTCCCCAAAAACGACAGCCCCAACACGTCATATTTCAAGCCGATAACAGCAAACTCTAACATTGCGTTTTCGTCTGCAAGGTCGTTAATGCGCAAAACTTGGTAACTGTTTTGAGAGGTCTCATAAAAGGCGTTCATATCGTCAATATACTCTATAACTTCCGCATAGCCTTTCCGGGCAAAGAATCCGTCCAAGCTCGCGATGATATGTCCTTCCAGGTAATCGCCACCATAAGCGGTGGCGATCTTGTCCTGTCTTCTTAATGCGTATCTCATTATTTTTCGATTTTTATAACAAGTTTGCGCCACCCGTATTTACCAGCCGGCGTGACCTCGTACGACCAAACATTTACGGGCAACAGTAGCCCGATCATTGAGAGATGTTCCCTCTGTGGGGGACATTCCGATTTTAAGCCGACAGATATTGTGTAGCTGTCATTTTGCTCTTGGATAACAGCATCCCTAAAGCCTACGTAACGCTCTAAAAAGTTTTTGACTTGAAAAACAAACCGTGGAAAATCGGGTAGGGGGACAAGTTCGTCCGCCTCTTCGTCCACATGGTAGCATTCCGGGCAGTAGTGCTTGCCATTGTGCTCAATCCAGTCGGATTCCATAGCGTTTTCTAAAACAGAGTCTTCATCTGTATAACCGTTGATTCCACTGGATTCAAACAGTTCTTTGCACCTGTCGCATATCAAGGTGTAGTAAATTTCTGGCTTTATCATATCTTTTGGGTTTTAATCATTAATGAGTCAGATATCAAAGTTCTGATATCCGGTTCTTTGCGCTCGTTCCAGGCCTTTTCGACATTGGTCAGAGCCTCTGTTATCATGCAAAAGAGCGTCAAAGGCATTTCACCGCAAGAGGGACAGTAAAAACATACATTCCCTTTTTTGTCTATCCGGTACTGCACTGACAGGCTTTTAACTTCGTTTGTGTTATTCTTTTCCATTCTCTATTTCCATTTCTTTCTTGATTCTGTCAATCATTCGCTGAAACTTGGCTGCCACATATTCGCAATGGATAGCCAAATTGCGGTCGCGCTCTTTTTCGAGCCGCTTTAGTTCTTCTATTCTCCAGTCGTTCATTGTTTTTCTCCTGCTTTAATCTCGTATTTGTCGTAATAAACCTTTTCCCGATCCGTAAACATCTTGTCCCTGACGGTATCGAGTAGGTGCATAAAGTCAATCTCATTGTTGACGAGATTGTTGTCGTCTTTAAAAAAGTGTTTTACGAAATTCCGGTAGCCGATAACGGCTTTCCTTAATTCGCGCCTCTTCCGTTCCCATTCCGGCACAGGGACATATCCCCTGTCCTGCATGTAGGCAAAGAACATGTCGATATGGTAGAGCGCCATATCTGCCTCATTCAAAGAGAGTGAAAGAATCTTTCCGAACCACGACCTCAAAGACTTGTCCATGTTGCGGTTGTCTTCGTCGAATTTTACAAGCTCCATAGCGTATGACAGCTCTTCTTTCAGGTTGTCAGCCCGTTCTGCCAATATAGCTGCATCCATATAGCGGCCTTGGCGCACGGCTTTCGCCGCCTTATCCATCGTTTCGCGGATATCGCGCTCAATGATGTATACCGGTCTCGTCTTCGTGTTCATGGCAACAATTGAGCTTCTGTGCATCTCACCCACTTGTAGCCGGAAAAAGAGATGCAGTTCGTGTTCCGGTCTATATCTGCTATCGTTCTAACTTTCCCCTTGTACAAGACCTTCGATCCGATCTTGCATTGGGTTCTAAAATCATTTATCTTCATGATATTAAGTCTATTTTCTTGATTCTGTAACATTCTCCGTTTATTTCTCGTATTTCAAAATCAGAAAAGGCTGCCTCTCCTTTTGATACCATCCTGCAAACCTCATTATACGAATGCAGCCTTGCTTTGCGGTCGAACCGTATGATATCCGCAACATTCAACTCCTTGTAGCCGAAGTTGTCTATCAGGTGGTTTATAGCATCTTTTAGCCGTTTTTCCGTAAACTTGTTTGCGTATATGCGTTCTGTTAGCAAGCTGAAAAACGCATCGCTCATCTTTGGAAATGCGCATTCAAGCCTCGCCATAGAACGCCCTATGCTTTCTATTGACGCGCGTTTGTCGGAATAGATGCTGATACTCTTTTCACCCGTTTCGCTCTTCGTAATCAGCACGGGCGATGCCTTCTGCAATTCCTTGGAAGAATTTTCCAAAGTCGCGACCGCTTGAGCGGTCATTTGTCCTATCGTTTCCGCTTTTGTTGTCATAATTGCCAGATATTACTTTTTCGAAATTCGTTGGTTTTATAAGCCAATCAAAAGAAGCCCGCCAGCCGTTTTTATTCTGCCCTTTAAGGAAATCGCTGTTTAACGCCTTTTGTATCATTTGGGCAAATGTTTCCTTGCCGTATGTCTTGATACGGGCATTGATCATCCCTTTCCGCTTGTCGGATAGGGGCATTCGTATCACGCCGAATACGCCTTGCGTTTTTTCGTTAAAGAATTTTACAAGTTCGGAATAATCGATTCTTTCATCGTGCGGCTGGAAAGTCGCACATACAGGAGATTCGTTAGAATCTACTGTAATATTTTCTTTTCTTTTCTTTACTTTACTTTCCTTTGTGGTGTTTATGTCTACATTAATACCAGTTGAAGGTGTATTTATGTCTACATTAATTATCAAATAGGGGTATTCCTCCGATTTTTTTCTTCTTTTTATTGCTTCAAAATATCTTTTTTGGATTCCATGACTTGTTAAAATCTTTACCGAATCAAAAAGGTCTTTATCGAAAAAGCCCCATTTGACTAAGCGATTTGTAATTTGATCAAGTAAATCCGAACTGACACCCGGCAGATTTTTCAGTAGTTTCATTTTCAACATTTCATTCCACTCTATGAAGTATCCGTTTCGATATACCGCACAAAGCAGCTTTATTGTTGTTATTTCTCCTTTTATTCCGAATTCCCCGGATATAGCCTCTATCTTTTCATCGTTAAAGAAGTCCACATCGAAAGAAAAGTATTTCAATCCTTCTTCTTTAGGTCGTGCCATGCTCATTTCTTTTCGAGTACTCCATTTTATGTTGTATTTAATTTTTAGAGAATATTATTTAAGGGCAGACCTATTTGCTACCCTTAAAGGAATGATTTATGCAAATACAGCGTGACTATTAACGTTCAGAAATTTATCTACAAAATAAATCTGACCCTTTCCTGTGACTTTTGTTGTTGTAGATACAAGTACAGATCCATCGGGCTTATTAATGGTCGTTTGCTTTATTTCAAATAGCCCTAATTCCATTTATTTTTGCGATGGCTGATTATAGTATTGCCCTTTTTGACATAGGTATCCGTTTTTACGGAGCCACTCGAATAATCTGTTTTGTCCGATCTTGATACCGTTTTGTTGTAATATCTTTGCCAACTCTGCTATCAGGCATGAGCGTCGGGATGTAGATACAGCATCGGCGAATAATACCTTGGGAGCGTCAGACTGAATCTTTTGCTCGGCCTTAATACGTTTTTGTTGTTCCTCTTTGAGGTTTGTGGCCAATTGGATCAAGAAATCGGGTGAAGTCAAAGCCTTTTCCAATGTATTGTTTGTCATATATGCACCATGCTTGCGGATGGAAGGGAGAACCTCTCCGCATACCCAATCTTGAAATGGTTCGGCTTGTGGCTTGTCGGATCGCATGATTACTTTGTAGAGGTTTTGTTCGTTAATAAAAGTGAGCATCACTTCTTGCTCGGTAGTGACACCATACTGATTTGTTGTTTTTGAGACCCCCTTAATTAGACTAACCCCGTCTTGTTTTAATCTGTTTTTTGTCGGAGTGACTTGTAATTCCAATACTTTACAGATGTCGGCTAAGCAGAATAAAGGGTTATCACTTGTCCCGGCTACTCGCACTTCGCCGAAACGTTCGTTCTTGAATATTTCAATTTCATTCATGAGATATAATGTTTTATTTTTTTTGACAATATGATATACACTCCCCGGCCGAAACCGGGGCTGTAAATATGTGAGTAGGGTAGACTTATTTAAATGTCTTTTTGATTTCGTCCAAAATCCTTTCTGTTGTCCTTCGGTTGTGCCAATTGCTCCATTCGGTGTATAACCCTTTATGGGTAAGGAAGAAGAAACAAGCGTTTTTCAGTTCTGTTTCCTGTGAAGACTCAATACGAGACCGTTTTAGCTGATCCCGAAGAAACTCAACTTCTTTTAAAAGATTCTCATTGGCTTTAATGAGTTTGTTAATCTTGATTGTTTGCTGACGTTGTGCAAAAGCAGTCATAACGCACCTCCTTTCTGTAGAAGGATTGCATCATACATCCCGGCAAGCAGGAACGCAATGACTATTAACACTAACACCTTGGTGTAACCCTTAGCGTTTTCTATGGTTTCGCACTCGCATACGCCAAGTGGCATAGCGTTGTAGATACGGGCTACGGTAGCCCATGTGAAGAATTTAGTTTTCATCTGGCTGTGACAATTAGATGAATTAAACAAAAAAGCAGTTCTATATAATCCAAACTTGTCACAGCCACACATATACAGAGATATATGAACGGATTATAATAGAACTGCCTATGCTTTCTATTATCTCTTAGCCTACTCGCTTGCAGTGCTTATGTATGACTGTGACACCGCAAAGATAACCAAAATTCCGTAACGCCAAACAAAACGTAGATAAAAATCACTTGCCATCCTTTACATAAACCGCCTTTGAATTGAGCGTCTTTACAACTCCTATTTTGTCGGACTTGTAAAGGTCATTCAGTTCCGACCTTGCCGATTCAAGGACGGTGTTCATTATTTCAACTTCCGGCACATGGTCGGGTGTTATCTTATCCTTGCGCCTCTTTTCTTGCAGGCTGCGGATAAGTTTCAACATATCCATCTCCATATCAATACCCGGTTTTATTAAGCCTTAATGATTCCTTTTCGTAACTCAACAGGCTTCGAAGCGAATCGAGTTGATGCACGCACGAAGCGTTAAGCCTGTCCAGACGGTCAACGAGATATGATTCCTCTTCCGCTATGCTGTCGAGCAGCGCGTTCTGCACCTTTGCCGACAAGCAGTTTTCTTTTGCAATGCGGATGATAGTGTTCTGTATCTCGTCAGATTTCTTCCGTCGGAGCTTTTTCTTGGCTTCTGCAAGCATCTCTCCGCTTCGCATCATGTAGACCATGATAACCGATATCCTTTCGGATATTTCCGCCGGGTTGGTCGAGCAGGTTATGTTGAGATAATCGCTGATCTCTTTTATTTCGTCTTCCATATATCAAACGTCATTTAAATATTCGTTGGTCACTTTTATAAACTCCCCGATCGAGCGGACGACTACATATTTGGCCCCGATCTTTGCAAACTCCCTTTCGTACTCTTTTTGACTCTCTTGTTGGCTGTTTTTGCCAACCTTTAGCTCGATAGCTAAAAAGGGGTGATCCTTATTCGGAACGAGCAGGATAAGATCAGGAAAGCCGGTACGGACACCCATCTGTTTAAACTTTGCAGCCTCTATCGGATTCCTTTTACCTCCATTCGGGCTGTGGTGCAAGAGTAGCCGGTACTGTGGATATTGCAAATCGAACCAACTGACACAGCTCTTTTGGAGTTGGTCTTCCAAGTACCTTGGGCGCCGTCTGACATTCAGCCCGTTATATTTAGCTTTCAGTTCCTCGTACGTCATCTTTGTTGCTGTCTTCTTTTGGAGTCACTACCGTGTCCTTTCCTGTTTTGTCCACTACAAATGTTTTCCCGTCTACCGTTATTTCTGTTTTTTGCCCTTCCGGGAGCGACTGGAAAAATCTTTGGAATCCGGGTAATTCTTCCAACTTGGAATTTTCTTTGTCTTTATTGTCCTCACCTGCTTCGTAGGGGAAAACATCCATCAGTTGAGTTTCCGTAACGGATGCGATCTCATAGTCAACAAGTGTGCCCTTCATGCCTTTTTCCAGTACGGCGATGGCATCTTTCAGGTTCGACGCTTGTGCCAGCATCTGTGCTGCGGTTTTCTTTTCGGCTCCGCTCTTTTCGTCGAGGGTGATGAAGTAAACTTTGATCTTATAGAAGCGGTCGCCGTTTTCGTTGAAGAACAACTCTGATATCTTTGCCCTTTTGATATCTTTTACGGTAAATTCACCGCTGATAAACGGTGCGACCTCTTCAATAATGCGGGCTTCCGCCTCTGTAAACGAAAGCGCATCTACTAAATAGGCTTCCGTCACTCTCTTTTGTTTCCCGTCTTCCATGATTTTATCGAAGGAAACTTTACATTCGAACCAGTTATGCATATGATTAATTATTTATTTGTTAAACGCTATCGTGGACGGCGCCGGGATCGAACCGGCCTCTTTGCAAAAGGTGCGCACTTTGCAATGTTTCATTCCTTTGATCACTTACCGCCCCAAATCTCCGTATATCCTCACGGACGACGGGGAAATACTAATCTATAATACCATGAAAAACAAAAAAAGTTATCCACGTTTTCTTAATTTGCCTACCATTTGCCTGCATCGCCTGGCAAGGTCAAGGTCGCGTGGCATTGAGCAGTTGGCCTCTATTACCTGTTGCGACTTGTCCAGTAATGCGATGATCGTTTTCAGGTCTGTCTTTCCTAACATATCACCCTTAATTCGTGGGACTTCAATTTTGTCAAAGTCAATGCCCCTGTCATTCATAAAATTGCCAAGTGCAATGATGTTTTCCCGCGTTGTCGTGACCTTAAAGGCCCGTGTCAGTAGTTCGGGTTGTGCCGGTTGTGGATCCGGCTGTGGTTCGGCCGGGATAAAGGGAATGTTTCCTTGTGCTTGCATCTCCTGCCGTTTGGGCTGCTCTACCGTCTTTTGCCGTTCTTCTTCAATCCGTCTGCGCTCTTCCTCTGCCTTTATCCGTGCCTCTTCGGCTATCCGTGCCCGTTCGCGCTGCTCTTTGAGGCGGTTCGCGTACAGGATGGTCGCGGAGATGTTGAGCGTGTCCATGTAATAGGTTCGGAGCACATCGAAGTCCTCGCCGAACCCTTTGAGGGCTTCCATGTCGCTGTCGACCTTGGCAAAGATTTTCTCAATCTCCGCCTGTATGTATTTCATGCTCGCTGACTTGTTGAGCCATTCCGATTTGAAAACCTTACCAAAATCAATAAGGTTGGCATTGCCATCGTCAAAATACGAGCGGATAACGGCTAACTTCCTATCCTTGTATTGCTGCTCGTTTTGCTTCACGACTGCATCGATTTTAGCGGAACAGTCACCGATCAACTTTACGGTTTCGGTGACAATATCCTTAAACTCGCCGAAGGGCTTCATAAACTCCTTCTCGATTTCGAGCCTTTTTTGATTCAGGGCTTTGGCCGCCTTATTAAGGGCGGCCTTGTCTTTCTTCGCCTGGTCAATGTTTTCGTCGTTATAGTTGGCGATATCGTACATTGGCAAAGCTGCTTTGACCATATCCCTAATCTGGATAGCGTTTGTCGTAAGGCTACCCAATGTCTTTTCACTTACGATCAATTCAAGGTCGCTTTCTTTGATTGCTATAAGTTGTTGTGTTTCCATAATTTCAATTGATGATTTTGTTAATGAGTTCATTCGCTAAACATACCCGCTTTTCCATTTCCGCAAAGACTCTTTCATCTGGGACTATGCGTACAATGTGGATCGGATCGGCCTGAAAAGGATTGTAGGCGATAAAAAATGTTTCTCTCGCCTCGGTACACATCATGTGTGCCATGCACTGATAGTAGTACTCGTACTTTACGCGTAGCAGAGATTCGTTGTCGTAAATCTCGTTTCGGTAGCGCATAAAGGTCGCCTGATTGGGACATTTTATCTCCAAGCACGACTTTATTCCGCTGCTTTCGTCGTAGCAAAACCCGTCCGGGCTGCTTGCAAAGTACGGGATGGTAGGATGCTTGCACGATCCGACCTCTACAATGTGCCGTCCGGTTATCTTTGCGAAAAGGTCACGGGCTTCTGCTTCTTGTTCGTTGCCCCATCTTATAGCCTTGCTGGTTACTTCGGTTTGCCTAATGTATTCGGCAAACAGTTCGTCGTCGGCGATGATCACCGGATTCATTGCCCTTTCCGCTGCTACCTGATACAAGTAGCTTTTACCGGTTTCGGAAAAGGTCTCTGTGCGGCCGCTCTTCATCAGCAGTCCGACGTTACTGCCCGTTATGTGGCCACAACGGGCGCGGAACCAACCTAATGTATGTTGTGCATCCATTACAAAAGGGTTTTAGGTTGGGTTGGCTTCTTTTCTTTAATGGCACTCTCTTTTGCAATGTCGGCGATTTTGGTTTTTGACACTTCGCCACCCCGGAAAGGTTTCATCAAATCTTCCACGGTTGTATCGCCATCTTTTAAAGATTGTGCCATACCAAGCAACAAGGCAATCTCATTAGCCCTGATTTGATTAACAGTCTGCTTTCCACATAAGCGGATAACCTCTGCTTCCGTAATGCCCCATTCTTCATTAAAATGGTTGATTGCGTCGATTCTCCGTTTAATCAGCTTTTCTTCGTCCGAAAGGTCTCCTGTAATAAATCTTTGTGCTGCCTTATAAACTTTGTCAACTACAGCCTTCGGAACCACCGAAAAAACAGCGTTACGGTAAGCGATTGAGTTTGCCGCATTCCCCGTAACAGTAATCATGTCGTCGGAATAACGTTTCCCTTTGCTATCCACGATGCTTCTGCGTACCTCAAATGCAGATGCCACATTTGCCTCTAAATCCCAACATGTACCACGGCTGATTATCTGCTTATCTGTGATTTGTACAACTTTCGCCTCGGTTCTCATGTTCCCCCAATTAGAGACTACTATTTTTGCCAAATGGACGGAAGGCCCTGTGATCGGTTTCCCTCCGCGGGGTAACGCATATCCGCAACTTTGTGCGGTTTCAGAGTCCATCGTAGCCATGACAATCGAATTGTCTATGCTGCGCTTTATGTTCCGGGGGTAACGCTTTGCCGTTGCCACCTGAGAGTCGACGTTTGCCCTCTCTACTGCATCAACCTGTACGACTTGTACCTCTTGTGCTTCTACAGGAAGCACTTCGTAATTTTCTAAATTCATGGATAATTGATTTTAATATGTTTGTGGACGCCGGGGAATCGAACCCCGCCCTTTCCCTTTTGAAGAATGCTCTACCGTTGAGCTATGCGCCCGTGCCGGTCTTCCCCGGCTGCCAGTATCAAAAAACAAATAATAGCCTGCCTGCCTCCCGGCGGTAATATTTTAAATCTCATCCTACCGTGCTCCTGCCTACCGGACCATTGCAAACGTCAAGGTCTACCACTTTCAAGGGTTTGCGGTTGCCGGTCTGAGGCGCGGGTTACACCTTGGATGATATCTTTATCTATCGACCAAATACCTCTTTAAATTTTTTATCCAAGGCATTAAGTATTCTAATTCTTGTTGCCGGATCACAACTTATATTATCAATCGAATAGATTCTAACGAGAAGTTGTTCTCTTGAACCGCAGAAACATCCACAAGTATAAAAAGGGGCGATTTGGGGGGTAATTGTGTTTATACCACATATGATTAGTTCCTTTTATCGCCACATAGTTTTTAGTGACTACGAAATCGTAGGTTGTTTCTTTATAACCCGGTGTGTTAGGGTTCCCGGCTGCGCTACGGCGGACATCATAGTCGCTGTTTAAAATTTCATTCTTAGTCATCTCTATATATAATTTAGATTGAATATTAATCTTACCAATACATAGTTGTATTTTCCCATTCCCTCTGATATACATCTTCGGGATCTTCCGTATCTTCGCATCCGTCAAAGTCAATGTCGCCGTCGGGGGTGGTTATGTAGATATCTTTCATGCCTCAAATAATTTGAGTTTGCTCACAGACAACCAGCATAGGCACAAGCCTATAACATTGGGTAAAAACGACTCGCTTTCCGACACTGTCAGAATAAATCCCGTGATTAGCAGGATTGCAAAAAATACCTTTTTCATATATAATGTTGATTTTAAAATTTCAAGATAAAGCCGGAGCGATCTTCACAGAGGGCTTCGGCTAACAAGTAAATGAATTGTTGTACCATGTAATGTGGAGTGGCCATCCGGGCATTGAACCCGGTAATGCAAGCCTGTAGGGAACGTAATAAATAGAAACAACTAAATCCGGTCTCTCACCGGACGCCGTCCTTTACGGCGGAATTGGTTAATTAATAAATCATTTTTAATTGTCCCTACCTTCTTAGTTGGCCTTGCACCCTCCGGCTGATTCGATCAGCAGCATCGCGCCTTTTCAGAGGGTTTTCTTAACTTTGTTGCGTAAACATAAAAATTAAGAAATATGGATTTGTCACCTTTTTTCAAAAATTACACTCCAGAACAGAAAAATGTTTTTACTGCATTTGCTATAACTTGGCCTTTGTCATTTAGTACCATCTTTGCCTATGTACCAGTTTTTCGAGATCTTAATTTGCCTCACCAACTTATATTGTCTGCAAGTGCCACATTTATAGTTGTAGGCGTGGCGTTTTTTCTTACATCTATATATAATTTGTTTTTGGGGGCTAAAAAGAACTTGGATATTCAACTCCTCTCTTTGCCTGGATTTATGTCCAGTTCGTATTTGCTTTTGCGACCAAACGAATACGAACTCGGTTATAAACGCGTAATAGATATTGTATATAGTTCATTATATGTATATTCCGTGACTTTAGTTCTCGTTATTATCATCGTCCTTGTTGCTAAATATGTCATAAAAAGATATTATAATATAAGCAACAGTGCAAATAAGCATAATAAGCGTAGATAGTTGCATGTTTTTCAATATATTTAAATTCGCACCCGGCAGCCGATCCGATCGACAGCATCTCGCCTTCAAAGCCGGGTTATATCTTGAAAACTGGATAGGTTAACCAACGTTTGACTCGTAACACCTAAAGGATGTTCCAGCTTTATAATACTTTCGCATTGTCGCATAAGACTTGATGAAAAGAACGATTAAACTTCATCGCGAGCTGGAAATATCTTTCCTCTTTTCATTTCGCCTTGTACCGCCTTGTGATACCCCGATACCTCTTACGTGTAACTTATGATATCGTTCAAGGACTTATATAAACCATGTCAAAGAACGCTTTATTTGTGGGCATCCGGGATTCGAACCCGGTCAGGAACGCTTCCCCTCACCAGCCGAACGCTTTCGGCTTATACCCTATAGATTGTTTACAGAATCAAAAGATTTGTATGCAGCTAAAGCCGCCTCGATTTCAAGCCTGGAATACATCATGGGGGAATTTCTTCCCGTTCCATTTCTTTCCCCTTTTACATTGTGCTCCCTTTTCAACTCCTGGAGAAGCGAAGGTTTATGTCCCAAAGACTTCAGCCACCTGCAAACTTCCCGTTGGCTGATCCTATCGGAAGCCGGCGCCCGCCTTTTCTCTGCGGCTTCTGCTCCAAGAGTCGCCGCTTCGATAAGGAGATTTTTCAACTCAAACAACTCCATTTTTATCTTCATGGCTATATCATTTTAATCTGGTTACCGCTATGCTGTCTATTCGACCTGCTACGGATGTTTTGAATTTATAGCCTTTTTTGTTTAGGCGAGTCGCCGAATAGACCACGCTTCGGTCTGTAATGTCCTTGCGTTCTATCACAATTGTTTCGCCTACAGGGATACTTAGCAGTGTATCCTTTATGCAAACTCTCGTTTTAATAGGTGTTTTTGTCATATTTATCGTATATTTGTCCGTTGCTCTGTTTTGTTGACTTGTGCAACAGGTTGGTTTAACTTTACAGTGCAAATATAGAAGAAGATATTCTCCATTGCAAGTGTTTTGGATAATATCTTCTCCAAATTAACTAATATTAATTTTTATGGTTATGGGTGTAAAAGATAGAATTTTGGAATTTCTTAAATATAAGGATGTTAGCATAACAAAGGCGGAATCTTTGTTATGCTGGTCTAAAGGTGCATTATTAAAATCGAATAGTATTTCAAGTGATAGGCTTGGGGAATTTTATCTCCAATTTCCAGAGGTTTCTCCCGAATGGCTTCTTACCGGCAATGGCAAAATGACCAAGCAAGCCGCGGATCAAGAGGCGCCGGTCAGTTCCAATAACTCGGACATGGAATCTGCTTTTTTGAAAAAGGAAGCCTTTTATTTAAGGCAGATGAACGAAAGGCTGGACGAACTCATTGAGGCTAACGAGACAATCGAAAATTTAAAGGAAGAGGTAGAATCTCTCAAAAAACGGCTGGAGTTAGCAGAACAAGGGTCAAGCAAAATGTCTGTAACTGCCGTAAAACATAAGCTTGGCTGAAACGTTTTCCTTCCATCTCTGTTTTATATAAACAATGTAAACTTTATCACGATGGAAGAAGAAGAAGATAGTAAATTATTGGAAAGGCTCGTCGTAATCGAGCTTAAAATAGACGCAATCCTTAGAGAGTTAGCCTTGTCTATAAGCAAAGAAAATAACTTGATGTCTGGAATGAATGCCCTTTTGGAAGAAGCAAGAGCACGCAAAAACACGGATAATGCCGAAGGAAAGATGCTGCAAATGGAATGTAGGGTTGTTGATATGTTAAGTAAGGTTAATGGGTAGGGGGGGTAAACAGGCTCTTCTATAGGAGAAGCCACTATCTTTAATAATGTATAAGGAGATTAAAGAAGGAAGCAAATTCAGGATACAAAATATATTCACTTTTTTTGTGGATACCCCAAAGAAAAGTGTTATCTTTGCCTATATAACAAAAAGGCATTATGAGAACAGCAAAGATAAGACGGTTGCAAAAGTTGCAACCGTCAGAACCTATACATCCGGGTGAAATGCTAAAAGACGAACTGGAAGCACGTGGAATGTCGCAAAGAAAGTTTGCCGGACTGATAGGGATGCCCTATACTGCGTTTAACGAGATAATCAACGGCAAACGGCCGATAACCACCGACACGGCATTGAAAATAGAGGCGGCAACAGGAATAGCCGCAAATATTTGGCGTGGTTTACAGTCTGATTATGATATGCAGATCGCCCGGTGTGACGGTAAGCTGTCTGCGATATTGGATAACATACGCAATGCAGTCGCTGTTTTGTAACTGGAGCAAAAAAACTTGTAATTATGGGCAACTGGGAGAAAAAGCAGGAAGAGAAGCGAGAAGGCAGGGAAAAGGACAGGGTTAGGCGGGAAAAGCTGGCCGGATACTTCTTTAACCTATCACAACTAACCTACACGGCCTTAGTTTTAGGCGGTATGGTCCTTTTCTTTCAAGGAAGTGAAATATCAGTAAAGCTGTCGGTCATGCTATCGGTTGGTTGTACATTGGCCTACGCTTTAGCTAAAATTGGTAATAACTTATTAAAATGAAATTGATATGAATGCAGGCATTTTTGTTTTTGCGGTATTGGCTGTTATAGCTGTTGGTATATTGATATACACGGAAACCCCGTCAGGGAAGAAGTGGATTAAAAACTTGTAATGGATGGATGCTTTAGGATTTATATTCACAGTCGGAATAGTTGTAGTGGGTGGCATATTGATATGGACCAACACTAAGTCTGGTAAAAAATGGCTGGAGGGCCTATAGCCTTTTGCCTCGTTAAATGCAATTAGCAATTGCCAATAAAAAGCCCCGAAATATGCTAAGATGGAGCAGAAGTTTCGCAATTGTTTCGCAAATAGGTTTTATGCTGGTTTGTAATATGCAATATTATAGCCGATTAGGATGTTTTGGAAATTAGATTCCGGTTCTGAAGGTCGTGGGTTTGAATCCCACCCTGGTCACAGGTTTAAAAATCAATGTTTTAGACATTTAAGCCGTATTTCTTTTATAGATTTACGGCTTTTATTTTGTTCACTTTTGCTCAAAATCGCTACATTTGTTTCGCAATTGTTTCGCAATTGTTTCGCAAAAAAAGAATAAGGATATGGCAACATTTAAAGCAGAAGTGCAGAAGCAACGGAAAGATGGGACTTTTAATATAAAGATACTTGTCACTCATAACAGGCAGCTAAAGAGATTGCCGACCGGCATTTACATAACCAAGGATGATATGACACGATCCGGCAAAATCAAAAACCAAAAAATACTGGATCAGATAGATGATTTAATAATGCGTTACAGGAAGAAGACTAATGAGCTATCTGTTGCAATAAACAACATGTCTATCGATAAGCTGGCAAGATATCTATGCGAACCGGAGGTTGTCTCTATTGACTTCTTGGAAGTGTTCCGGGATTACATAGACGAAAATCCGGATAAGAAAGGGGTGAGGAATTACAAATCAGCTCTAAATTCCCTCGTCAAATTCCTTGGAAGAAACAGTCTGGATATTTCAGAGATAACAGTTCCTTTCTTGGAAAAATATGCTGCTTCTCTTGGAAAAGGTCGTGCGGTGTCCTTGTATCTTGGCAGCATGAGGCATGTTTATTCTTATGCGAAGCAAAAATACAATGACGAAGACGCAAAAAGAATATTGATCCCTTATTCGCCATTTTCACGGTATAAAGTACCCCGTCAGAATGTAGCGGAAAAGAAGGCTATAAGTGCGGAGCTTATCCGAAAGATAATAGAACTTCCGTACGATGCCACTTCGCGCGGGAAAGATAAAGAGAATCGTTATAATTTGGCAAAGGATTGCTTTATCCTGTCATTTAGCCTTATAGGCACTAACTCTGTTGATTTATATAATGCGGAGATTTACGAGAACGACGAAATTGTATATTGCCGGACTAAAACGAAGGATCGCCGAAGCGATAAGGCAAGAATCCAAATAAAGGTGCACCCCCATATATTACCTATATTTAAAAAATACATGGATAAAACAGGGAAAAGGGTTTTTCGCTTTTATCAGATGTATGCAGATCAATCGACATTTAATGCAGCTTTGAACAAAGGGTTGAAGGCTGTAGGGAAAAAGGTTGGCATTCCCGGCCTTAAATTTTATGCAGCCCGGCATTCCTGGGCCACAATAGCCAGGAACGACTTAAAGACGGACAAATCAACCATAGATGAGGCCCTGAATCATATAGATAAAAGATTGTCTGTTACAGACTTGTATATAAAAAAGGATTTTTCGATTATCAACGAGGTCAATAAATCGGTCTTGGACTATGTATTCAAATCCCGTAAACCTCGTAAATCCAAACAGTAATGTGACTATTGTCTATCTTATCTCAAAAATGTTCATTGAGGTATTGTTTGATTCGTGATATTTTTATTTCTTTGCCCAATCTGTAGCGATCGACGGTATAAAAATTTATATATTATGAAAACAAAAATCAAACGCACATTTAAATTTCTTTTAATGGCAGCTTTGTTGGTATCATTGACCGGGGCTGTGCAAGTCGCAAACGTATACATCTGTACGGGGAAATACGCTAAAGTATATCACCTGAAGAGATACTGCAAGGGGCTGGATAATTGCAAGGGCGAGATTAAATTGGTCCCTTTGGATAAGGCAAAAAATCAGGGCAAACGACCTTGCAAATTGTGTTATAAATAGAGGTACAGACTAAAAAAGGGGAAAAATGAAAGGTCTATTTTATTTTATTTGTTCGGCTATATACGGCCTAATAACGTCATATTTGCTATGGTTGGCGTTTTACTTTCTGTCGGCATGGGCTATAGAGTGGTCTTGGTTCGCACTTATAGTTTATTCTTCGATGTTCTTCGGGTTGATATTTGGGCTATTGGGCGGAATATCTTCTATCGCCATATCGCCTTTAATATCAATGTGTAAAAAATATCCATCATTGAGGTATGTATCTATCGTATTGTTTCTGTTTTATGGGTGTTGCAGTGTGGCGTGTCCGTGGCGTTTACTTCCATCGGGACTGAGGGAAGTTTTAATATCCATATTATTAAGCGTGTCTGCAATATCTATATTCGGAGCATTGATATATGGCATTTGGAATGCTCGATCTATAGGAGAATGATGCTTTGACTGCAAATATGATGTTAAAATCCTTGTAGGTTTGAAATATAAAAGCGAATTTTGCATCACAAAAGAAAACAAAAGCGACCTCGCTGGGTAAACAGTCCTGGTAGAGGTTTTGTTGTATATGAAAAGAATGATTCTTTAAATATATGATACGTGTGCACTATGGAGATATTAATGCCTAAATCGATTAATGATGCTCATATAGGAGATGCGTTCAATTATTTATTCCGTATAATATTGCGAATGGAGGAATCAGATGATGAAGATTTTGTTTGGAATTTCAAAAATACTTCATTTGTTACTCCATTTTTCATATTGCCATTAATGCTTTATCGGGATAAATGCGGTAAAAATGTATCTTGTATCAATATGTCTGATAGCATTAGAACTTATTTAGATGCTATAAATTTTTACCATGTGATCATGGCAGATGAAATAGTTGATTTTCATGGTTATATGGAGGCTTACTCAAATAAAAAATATATTCCTATTATTTGTTTTCCGTCTTGTAAGCCAAAGGACGATATAAAAAATAATATTTTGTCGGTTGCTGAAAATATAATGGTAAGACAATTGGGAATTGAAGGAGAGATAAGAAAGGCTCTATCTTACATGTTGGCGGAAACCATTGATAATATTACAGAACATTCTGATTGCGATAAAGGTTATATATTTGCTCAGTATTATCCGACAAAGAAATATATTGATATTTGTATTGCGGATAATGGAATAAGCATTTTGGGCAGTTATATAAAAGCAAAGAAAGATGGGATAACAAATGATGTTGAAGCTTTAAAAAATGCAGGAACAGGCGTTTCTACCAAAAATCTACCAGAAGCAGAAAATAGGGGGTATGGAATTACAACCTGTAAAAATATGCTATCAAAAGGTTTAAAGGGAAAATATTTTTTACTATCTGGGCAGGCCTTTCATTCTATGACAGAATATGAAACTGTATATGTCGGTCTACCTGATAATATTAAATGGGATGGAACAATTGTAGCATTAAGAATACCATATAGCGAGAATAGTAATTTTAATTTTTATAAATATATAGGATAAAGGTCATGGAAAAGATTATTGTAATATCTGAATTGATAAGAGGAGAGCTTCGTTCCAGGACCGAAGCTAAAAAAATTTATGCAAAAGCTTTAAGTTTGGATTCGAAAAATATTAGTATTGATTTTTCGAATGTGTGCTTTATGTCTCGATCATTCGCTGATGAGCTATGTAATATTTTAGATTCATTGAGATCAAATGAAATCAAAGTTCGTTTAAAAAATGAATGTGATTCTATTGATTTAATGATGAAGATTGTTGAAGGGAATAGGAATAAGCCAAGAGTTGTCAAAGAAGATAGCCAAGTTAAAGAGTTTTCAGATATTGACGCTTTGTCTAAGTTCTTATTAACTATATAGTAGCTGAAGCTCTTGTCTAATGAAATCAATAGGCTTAAAAACATGTTGGAAACGGTAGTTACATATCCTTTTGAAAATTCACTTTGGGTTGTAGCTGTCTTTGTCACGGGATATTTGTCTTGGAAAGCTGGTATATATCATGCAAAAATAGAGAATACTCGTAAAAAGGTAGAACATTTACCATGTGATAAGAGAAAAGAATAACTCAATAGTTTTCTATGACGATATTTTTAAGGGATGAATATTTGAAAAGATATCCGTTGACAGGATCAATATTATTATAAAAGCCGGAATAAACCTCCGGCTTTATTTTTACCCCTCACGCCCTCCGATTGCCTCGTAGGGGTTCCGCCCTCCGATTGCCTC